TCCATTCTTCCCTCAATGTCATACCAAGCTGCTTCCTTTTCTGCATCAATTTCTCCAGTAATGCTTTTTAATCTGGGAACTAAAACAGTAGGGTCTACAAACTCGCCATCTTCTTTTACTCCAAAGTGCAAATGTGGTCCAGTTGAGTTCCCCGTGTTTCCACTTTCTCCTAACATATCTCCAAAATTCACTTTTTGACCAACAGAGACGTCTACCTCATCCATGTGACCATAGATGTATTCTCTGTCATCGTTACCCATAATTTTCACACCTTTACCGATATTCCCTGAGCCATCATATACATTGGTAACAAACCCCTCTACAATACTTCTTAGCTCCGTCCCTTCTGGTAAAGCTATATCAACTCCAGTGTGCTTCCCCTCCCGTACTTCCTCCAACGCACCATAAGCGCTGCTTACTCTAAATTTCATAATCCTCACGCCCCAAATCGGTCAAAAATAGTATCAACCTTATCCATTAAGTGAGGGAAAGCCATCAATAGAACATAGGCGACTAAATATCCAATGAAATTCTTTTTAACTCCTTCAATATCCTGACTGATCACTTTGGTGATAATTTCCCATCCGCCTCTTCCTACGATTAACCATCTCCCTATATCGGTTAAATCGTTGTAAATAATTCGCGCTTCTTTATCAATAAGGCCATCCGTATATCCGCCACCTGCAGCAAAAGCAAAATCAAAGCCTCCAGTAAAATAAATCACAACCGTAGCACCTACAATTCTATAAACGATTCCGTACTTTTCTAAATGCTTCTTAACTTTTGTAGAAAACGATTCAGGCTCTTTTCTTAAAAATTCACTAATGGTCATGGATTCCGTTTTTCTCATTTAGACATACCTCCAGAAAAATAAATTTAATGTAATACCACCTAGACACGCATTTTTTCAAAAACCCCTGCATAAGCTGACGTAAAGCGCGTCGGCTACCTAGCCACCGTCTACTCTAATTTAAAACCATTAAAAGCGTTCTTTCCGCCATGTATTACATTTGGCTGGTCAGGCGCTTTTTTTGTTGGTACGACTGGTGTCCTGCGCTCCATATCACGTTGAATTAAGCGTTTAATATATTTTGAAAAAGCACCATTACTTTGAGCGTGGTTAAAAAGCGCAGTTTCGAATGGATCCGAAAGACTAAAAGAGACAGGCTGAACTTTTCGCATTTTTGGGGGTCCTCCTTTTCGTATTACATCGGTCATACGGTAGTACCTCTGTCATACCGTATATCAGTGGTGCGACCTTTGTAATACATCTTATGGGCATACACCTAAAAAAATGCGTGTCCACTAACAATAAAGGAAAAATAAATTTTTTAGAGAATTATTTATTGAGGTGTTAACGATGGAATATATCGTAGAGAAGCGATTAAAAGAAGTTATGGACGAACGAGGCCTAAAGCAAAGTCATTTTGTGAAGAAATTCGGGATAAACCCATCCACTATGAGTGCGCTTTATAGAGGTGAATCTGTACCTACTTACCCGTATTCAGTCATTATATCTAGAGAAATCGGGCTACCTGCTGAAGAGATATGGCCAGTTACGGTAAAACAAAAATAAGCCCACCGAATAAGGTAGGCTTATTTTTTATGACCTATAGTTCTAGTTTTTCAAGAATCCAGTCCTGGATATCATCTCTCAAATCTACACCCACTTTTAGAGTGCCTAAAACAGCCCCTTTACCAATAAGTTTTAACTCTGGGGTAAGAACTTCCTTCATCCCTTCAATGCTGTAGGTGACCGTTTCAATATGCCTCACAGGCACTCTCACTACGTTAATTAATCCCTCGGACACTAAAAAACCATTTTGAATGGATATTTTGTTCTTTTTCCATGAAAATTCATTTTCTGTAATGGTTATTCCTTTTTCTTTCGATCCGAACATGTAACATCTCTCCCTATAAGAAATATAACTCCATACGTTAATACGGAATACCCTCTAAAAAGTTCCAGAAAATAAAAAAAAGACCCCTAACCGTTAAGTTAGAGGTCTTTTCCTAGCTAAAACTAGCCCGAATACTTAAATTATAACATTATACCTTCATCACGTGTACAATACCACCGTATTTTTTCTCTATTTCAATGGCGCGCTTTTCAGCAACATCTAAGGGCATGGACCCCGTTTTAATGTACGCTAGTTCTTTTTTAGATTGTTTCTTAGGCTTTAATTTATACTGTTCCACTAAGCCGTTCAAAATCCCCCGAGCACACTTCTCTCGATATGAAGCAGTCTTTAGCAAGGCAGCCTCTTCTTTATTGGTCATGAAGCCGCACTCAACAATAACTGAAGGAATCATATTAGACACCTTTGTCATATAAAGATTGCCTCGTTTGACCCCTCTGTTTCTACGCCCAGTCTCTCTGATCATATGATTCTGGATGTGTGATGCTAACTCTAATTCTGTGAAAGGCATACGGTCCTCAGAGATAAAAGTCTCGATTCCGTTTGCTTCATTCCAGTCATCCCCATAGGCATTTGCATGAATAGAGACAACTGCATCTACCTCTTCACGTTTAGCCTTTGCAACTCTTTCAGCTAGGGGGATATCTCTTTTACCTGTTCTATCATCAAGGCGTACTATTTTAGTATCTTCATAAGCTTTTAGTTTTTCCTCAACCAACAGAGCCACTGCATTATTAAAATCCCATTCGTACATGGTTCCGTCGATAGTACGTTTGCCTGGCGTGACACCAAATCCTGCATGGCCAGCATCAAAACCGAATGTAGTCATTATTTATCACCCTTATCAAATGCTTTAAACTTTGCTTTTACTTCTCCTGGTAAATCTACATCGATAGCTTTTAAGTTTTCCATAATGCTGCCGCCTTCTTTGTAAATGAATAAGGCTAAAGTAAAACCTGTTAAGTAATAATTAAGGCCAAGAAATAAATCTATGGCGAATACAAAGACAATACCTACAAGCTCACCAATCCATCGTATGATACCATCTCGCATTATCCGTGATTCGTACTTTTTTACTCCTTTCCAAGTTTTCAGCAACCCTGTAATAAAATCTAAGACCTTAACAAGAAAATAAAAAAGAACGGCATATTGAATTGGTTTAGGTAATAATTCAAGCAAATGGACATCGAACATGTAGGTATCTTCCCCTTTAAAATAAAATTAGCCCCGATCGGTTCGGAGCCAAACTGAAACATGAGCATTAAGCTATTGTACTGGTGCGATGTATTTTACAATCGTTTTGTTTACGATTAGATCCCCTAATGAGATCATGAATGTTTTTTGGTCATTCATTTTAACAGCAAGCTCTTCAGCATTATACCCCTCTAGTTGTACCGTTATAGTATTCCCGTCTTGTAGATATACTTGTATTGTTGTCATTGTATATACCTCCTATTGAATCGCATTTAGATCATTACTTAGATTAACTAATGTAGAATACGGTCCAAATCCACCTAAAACAGATGTCATTGGAGAAATCGCGCTTATCGCTTCATTTACCATCGCTAAGGTGACACTTTCACCAGGAATAGCAGAGGTAAAGTTGTAGGTTGATAGGTTTTTATACGATCTAAACTCATTGATTCTAGCGCAAAAACTATTCCATTCTGCTGCATTGACTAGGTTGGCTCTTAATATCCAGTTTAAAGAATAGACATAAGCGTTTGATACCAATGTGCTCCAAGCCCAATTAGAGGGTCTAGGATTAGGAGGGCTTTCAGTATAAAAGCTTGTATTACCAACATGGGTCCTACCGCTTGCATTTCTCACAAAGCCTTTAAATCCGTAACCTGTACCCGCAGAAAGTCCTGAAATATCATAATATGAATACTTGTTTACACTGGAAGAATCTATCCAACTAACTGTGTAATAATAGGTTGTTAAACTATAATCCCATAACTCTATTTCAAACAGATTATAGTAATCAGCCGTAAAAAATAAACCTTCAATTACCCCTCTTGCTGACGTTTGATTAATATTTGTGGCACGAATACTAGGCATTTATATCACCTACCCGAATGACGCAATAACATTTAGTCCTGTAACATTAGCATATTGAAAGTCTAAATTTCCGTTTACTCGAGTAGTAATTCCAAAGTTACGAAAAAAGATATCATCCACGTATTCGAAGTTGATGTTACTCGTTCCAAATTTCATTTCAGATACCCCTCCATAACCGAAACCTGTTGCAGATAAATTAGCAGCATTGTTAAACCAGAGCGTTTTGGTATCGTACTCGCTTTCACTACCGATATACAAACTTTTGTTTACTCGTACAATTCCATCTAACTCTATATTTTCGGCTTGTATTAATACTGTTGTGGCAGTTTGATTGATTAGGGACGCAATGGTATTCCCGTTATAATCTGTTTGACTAACTTTAGTCGTAATCTGATCTGCCTGAACTAATATTTGTGCCTCAGCCTCACCAATACGTTCAACAGCTAATGTGATACTTTCATTTGTTTGTTCTATTTTTGATCGAGTTTCTTTTTTGTTTTCTTTTACCTCAATGGATGTCTGAGTAAGCAGATCCGTGAAGGTCCGTTTTTGATTTGATAACACAACAGCAGGACTAAGCTTAACAAACGGATAAGACTTAATCGCTAGGACACGGGTTTGAAATTCGATTTTTAAGGGTTCGTAGATTAACCAAACCTTATCGCCTAAGCCAGCTTCAAAGCCTAATTGAGATACTTCTAATTCAATGGAAACCTCTGGGACATCTCGAATTTCCTGTTGGCATTTTGCGAGTAGGTTTTCTGCACTTGTAAAGCGTTCATCTCGAATAGGCTCACCATGTTTTTCCCCATAAATTGCTATATTGGGAGAACGATATTCAACAACTAAGCCATCAGCTCCAAAACCTTTTACGACTGTAGCAAAATTCGATGTATCAACCGTGCGTTTTATGGCTTTGATATTGTGCTTATATCGAAACTGAAAGTCTTGATTTTCGCCAATTTCTTTAACAAACTTCAAATGCCTGCCTGGTTCAATTTTCACTTCACATTGAAACTCAGCGCATATCTTTCTAATGAGCGAAAGGGTGTTATCCTCACCAAAATTAGGAATGAATTTTGATGCTGTAACACCTACGTTTTCAAATGTCCATCCGGAGCCATTTAGGGCGAATGTCACTGCATCGTCTAAGCTAAGCGTTCCTTCATTAATGGTATAGATTTGATTATCAATTGTTTCAAAGAAAACGTGTTGTGCGGCTACTTCTTTTCTGTTTCGTGATTCGGTCAATTTCTTAATAACAAATTCATGTTCATTCCATTCCACAATCGATTCTTCCTGAACTAATGGGTAGGAGTGTTCATTTTTTTCCGTATAAAAACAAAGGAATGATAGCGAAAAGTCGCCGTTCACTTCCTCATTTATTTCAACGTTTTGAAAATCAGTTAAGGCTTCCGTATTTCCAAATAAATCTGTGACAACTAACAAAAGCATCACATCCTTTCTCCACATAAAAAGAGCCCTAAAACTAGGACCCTACTGAACTAAGAATTTCTTATGCTGTTCACGCTTGCGCTCTTCAGTGATACGGGCATATCTCAATGTGGTTTCTGGTGATGTATGCCCAAGTAGTTCTTGAACTGCTACCAACTCAGCTCCGTTGTTTAAGGTAAGGGTAGCGAAAGTGTGTCTCATGACGTGTGGGCTTACCTTCTTCTCTAAACCTGCAAGCTTAGCAATAGCCGCGATTTCTCGTTGAATGCCTCTTTTTGATAATCTTCCATGAGGTTTTCTTACAGATACCAACAGAGCTTCATTTTCATCAGTACGTGACTTTAAATATTTCTTTAAATGATACAGAGCTTTAAAAGAAAAATAAACTTCTCTTTCTTTATTCCCCTTTCCTACAACTCTGCAACTCATAGTCTGGTAATTAATATCATTAAGGTTTAAAGCTTGTACCTCTGACAACCGACACCCTGTCGCATATAGCACTTCGATGAAAGCTCTCTGTCTAACTGTCTCACATGATTCTCTCAGCATTTCGAGTTCTTCAATACTCAAAGCTTTAGGAAGTCTTTTCTCTAACCTAGGTGGCTTTAGTTTGGCTGTTGGATCACGATGAATGATTTCCTCAGATGTGAGCCAGGCAAAGAAGCTTTTAAATACCGTTAATTTTCTACCTAAAGAACTCATTTTTAAATGTGAAAACTCGCCCATGTACACTCTTATATCGGCTGAGTTAATGTCCTGAGCTTTCTTTTTCACTTTATTAGCAAATTTGTTTAAATCTAGTCTGTAGTTATATAATGTGCCTGGACTTAATCCTTCTAGTTTCTTGGATGCGATAAACAAATCGATTTTTTCAAATAGATCTGGATGAGGTTCATTAGATTCTACAATTTTCACATGATATTTTGAGAGAATGCTTGAAAACTTGCTCTTAGTCATTTCTACGTCTAGATTTGGAACCATTTCATAAACCATCGCTACGACATCTGATAGTATTTGTTCTCCAGCATTGTTCATTTTCCTCACTCCCTAATATTATATGGTTATATAACTTATATAACTTAATGGAGCATATTGAAGCTTACTGGCATGAAAACAAACTTAAAAACAGGAACGAAGCAATACGTGAACTTATTCAAATAGGATTAAAAAAAGATGATCCCGACTGTTAAGCAGTCGGGATTTTTCTATCATCTTTATTAATAAGCATTAAATAAAACTGAATTGCCGTCCACATTTCGTCCGATATTGTGACATTAGCTAAAGTCCATCAATTGGAAATCTCGGTGTTAGCTCCATCCAATTCTCGGCTACCCTAATTTTAAAATTAGTAGGATCATTTTCACCGAATGTATCATCCTCAATTTCGATAATTGTTAAACCTTCAGGAATATCATTTACAGCAATAATCTCATTGTTTTCATTTACCCCTAGTAACATGTTATTCCCCCCACACTCGATACACTTTAAGTTCTGATACCACACCAGTTGCATTAGCTCTAGTGTGTGCTCGAATGTAAAAATTACCTGTTAATGCTGTTACATTTAATTGCCGAATATTCTTAGCGAAAACATTAGCTACTTCAATTTGAGCATTAAAAGTTCCGTATGCCCCTGCTTTAACGGTTGATGCGACAAGATAACTAAGGTTATTGTTGGAAGCATGACCTATGTTTTCCCATTCAACGAAAAGAGTTTTGATATTCGTTAAATCAACTACCAAATCTGTAACATAAGTACCTACTGTCAGCGAACCTGTGTTTTCAGATTTAATATACAAATGGTCAACGTTTTTGCTTTTTATAGATGGATTCCCTAACGTTGCTCCATCCACCCATCCTACATTTTCAACGCCTGATGTATAGTAAGGTACGCTCACAGGTCCTGTTTTTGCCAACACATTAAACGGAATTCCCATAGCTATTCCGATATTCATGTTAATATACCGCCAGAATATTAGTTGCCGTCGTACCTGTTGCTTTTACCTTCGTTACGCTAATAGGATGAATCATGCCCACCGCTAATGATTTAAATGTTGCATCTTGACCGTTTGCCATTGTAACCACTACATCACCGCTTATACCTATATACAATCCTTTTGTTGCCGTCAATATTGTTGCATCATTAGGAACAACCGCAACTGCTTGTGTCGCATTACTTTGAACTTGAAGGGGATTTTTAGTATCAAACCCTCTACCCTTTGAATCTACAATATAGCTTTGCATAAGTATACCCTCCTAACTAAAAATTTTACTGTTTCATCATTTCGTCCGATTACGCATTAATCGACTGTTTTAAACTTCTTTAAAGCGTGTTGAATGATATGATTTCCGAAACACTCAACCGTGGCCGTTATAGCCTTTGAAGTATGTTCTGCGTTATCAAAAATCATATCCGAATGTTCAACTGTAGCTGTTGGAATCCCATGAATATGCCACGGATATTCTACCCATTTCCCTACCCTTGAATCATTGTCAAGATACCTTACTTCATGCAAATCAGGTTCTCGATTCATACCCTCTCTAATATTCTTATCGCTTAAATAATGTATGGTTCTAAGGGATACACGGGCATTTGGGGCAGCATTATAATATTCGTACATGTAATCGCCCCAAGTGGTTTGTCTACCTGTTGTGTGGAAATCTAGGAAGTAGCTGATATCATCGGCAAATCGATCTATTTGAGCAATAACATTTAATGTTTCTTGTTGGGATTTATTAACTGTATCTCTATTTAAGTTTACACCGTTAATGTTATTAGATGTTCTTTGCCCTTCTGTTTGGGCTGAAACTCCCCATACATTTATTAAAGGAATCACAACAAAACGGACATTCCATCGTAAATAACTTAAATCTCGATGTGTTTCATGTTCCTCGCAAAGGATTTGCATGAACCTACCTAAACCAAGATACCCTTCTTCTTCCCAAGCGTGTGCTCCTGCTTGTAAAAATGCAGTTTGGGTATAAAACTTAGGTTCGAAAATATACATCCACATATCATAAAGTCCACTAGCATCCTTACCTATGTTTTCTCTTGTGATGTAATATGGATATTTTGCTCTAAGTGGTTCGTATACGTTATTAATAAACTGTTCACTCGTCCATGCCACATTCGCAAAACTGTTCACACCGCCAAGTGCATCAGGTTGCATTTCAGGTTCCCAATAATGACCGTTATACTTTTTTATAGTTTTACTAATATCATCAACACTTACAGTTAGGTCGTTTTCCATAACTATTTTTTTACCATTCAACGTGTAAAGTTGCTCGTTTGGTTGTACTGGATAAGCACCTTTTGTCATCGTAATTTCAGGTTGATGCGAAGCGTTTGAAATATAAATCATGCAATAAGAAAATCCACCACTGTTTGTGAATGTGATCTCCTCATTACCAGCAGTTGTTGTTTTCTTTACAGGAAAAGTAGAAATTACTGTGTCAGTTAATAAAGAATTGGTCAACCCCACAACGAAACGGTTATGAGTTCCAAATGTCTTAATTGTATATTCCACATTTGGAAGTATAGATGCAATGACTGATCTAGTGGTAGCATTGTCGGCAATCTTATTAGTTGTGGTGTCAATGTACCGATTTACATAAGTGCCGTCTAATAAATCAATTGCGTTCACTAGAAAATCAGTTTTCTCCACGCTAATACTTCTTGGTTTAATACTCGCTTCATCAACCGAAATATCTGTTGATAATGTGTAAGAATCCACTAAAATATCAATTGGATAAAACGTACCATTGTTAGACGAATACACAACTATATATAAACCACTACTTTGAGCTGTATACGTAACTTCTGTAACGGATGGCGCAATGATTTCATTTGTCAATGTTGTAACTGCATTAATACCTGCTGCTGTTGGAGATTGATCAAAAACAGCTACTCGAAAACGTAGCGCAGAACTTTTCTTAATTAAATAAGTCACACCAACTTCAAGCGGAATGACTACAGAAGCTACACCTGTTGAAATTCCTGTTGTTGTTCTACTTTCTGCTGACGAATAGTCTAAAAATAATTGACTTATATACATGTCACCACTATAAATATTTTTGGTTTCTGCGCTAAAAAACGTAGCTTTTTCGGGTGTTACAGATTTATTAGCTAATCCAGTGCTTTGATATTGTGTCAATTGATTCCAAATAGAGCCGTTCCAATAATACGAATATCCATCAGCGGCAACAACATAAGTGTTTGTATTACCAGTAGGAAAAGCAGTTTGTAACGCTGATAACGTAGCGTAGACACCCTTTGGAGAACCACTCGCTTGACTATTAATTTTTGTGTCTAATGCAGTTAAATTGGTATCAACGTAAGACTTTTCAGCCTTAGAGGTAGCAAGTGAATTAACCTCTGTTTTATCTGCTTTCTCTGACGACATTTCCGCCAATGATGACGTAATGTTCTCATTTTCATCGTCCAAGCGCTCTTTTAAAGTTGCATAAACAGTGCCACTTTTATTCACTCTAGCTTGAGCTGCTTCAACAGAGGAATCACCCTCAATGACAACTTGGTCCAATTGGGTTTGTATATATTTTATATCTTGATCCACATCATCAAAATTAGAGTTCAAATCATTTCTAAAAACACGGTTAATCCATGTACCTAGAGAGCGATATTTCCCCATAGGCTCGCCTCCTTAAATGTAGTAAAAACGGAAATCAAACGTAACCTCAAACGGATCACTTGCACCAGTTATGATAAAATCATTCCAACCTGGAGCAATCGTAATAAGTTTATAATTGGTCTGGCCGAAAATGGATTGACCATTTTTTAGTGAACGGATTCCATCTAATTCTACGGCATCCTCTACAACGGAAAGTCCTGTGTAAGACCACTCATCACCTGTTGTATTATTTTTTATGGCCAAATTATTGGAAGCACCTTTATAAGTGATTTTTAAAGGTGCTTTTCTTGGATCAATAGCGATATCGCCAGCATTAAAAACGCTAAATGTTGAGGAGTTATGAATATAAACTAACGGCTCCTCATTTAAGCCCTGACCTATTTGCCATTTTTCCTCATCAAAAGTAAGTGAATCTAAGGTTGTTCCTATTGATTCAGCATAAGGGGAAGGAGAAATGAAATCTATTTCAAATCTACCTGTGTTTGGATTGATTCTTTCCAAATCATATTTAGCGGCGGACTTCACTTTCCATCTTTTACCCTTCTCTTTTTCATCAATCACATAAAAGTATGTCTTCCCATCAAATAACTTGTACACCAAATTTCTAATGAGGGTATAGTCTGTTGAATCGTTTCCTTGAAGTTTAAAAAACGCTTTTAATGAACGTCCTTCAAAGGTGGTTTCAAGGTCAACATGTCCGTCTCTACCGTCTATAAGTTCTGAGATTGTACGAGGTGAAAGTGATTCTACTCGTAAAGCTAAAGGTATTAAACCCATACCCCCTAAATCATATGGAGTTCCATCCAATGCTTCTATGATAATGCTCAAGTAGGTCTCACCCCCGAAACTCTCAATCTTCCTGAAAATCGTTTATTAAACTCAGATTCAAGAATATCCATCATGCTGTAAGCATCATCTGGATTATTCCCATTGTAGTTAAGTTCGATGGTTACTGGAGATCCACTAGCGGTATCTTTTTCAATGACACCAGGCTTAATCTGAGGCATGTTCAACATGTCACCCATTAACATTTGAACTTTAGGCTTAGCTTTACCGATACTGTCAGAGATTGGCCCTCCAAAATCAAGATGATCTAGGTCTGACAAAGGTCCTTCTTTCGCTGGGGAGAACGGTAAGAAATCACGTACTTTTCCAGCTAATTCCTTAACATTACTCAAGACTTTACCTGCTGCTTGTTTTATCCCTTTAGCCATCATTTCAATTAATCCCTTACCTGCATTGAGGAAAGTACTTCCTAAGCCTTTAATGTAGGAAATAACTGCGTTAAAGTTTCCTTTCACAATTCCCTTTACGGCTTCTAATGCACCTTTCCAGTCCCCTCTTAAAAGAGCAAAAAATGCAGTAAATATGCCAGTAATGGTATTGATTACAACGGTTATTATTAATTTAATAGCTTGAAAAGCGACAGATACTGCCACTTTCACTGCTGTAAAGGCTACCTGAAACACCATGGTCACCCAAGCTAGGTGAACAGTGAAAATCGTTTTTAATACTGACCAAGCAATGCCTACAATTTTCATAATAGTGTCTCCGTTTTGTTGCCAAAAGCCAGATAACTTCCCTAACATCTGCTGTGCAAATTTCACGATAGCATCAATAGCTGGTTTAACTCCATTTAGATAGATGAAATTCCATATTTTAATCGTAGCTTGCTTGATACTCTCCCAGGCTTTGATAACTGCGGCTTTGAACCAGTCTGTTTTCGTCCATAGCGCCCATAGAGCAACTGCTAGTATGGTAATGATACCTGCCACTAATAAGACTGTACCCATCATGGCGGCAAACCCTGTTACGACTGGACCGATTATCATCCATACACTCGCTAAGGCCGCTTGTAACCCTCCAAAATACCCTATCCCAATCGCTAATGGAGCTAGTATAAATGTTAAGGCAGGTATTAGCATTAAAAACCCTTGAATGATTTTCGCTAAAACTGGATGCGCTTCATTAAACCCTTGGATCATCTCGAATATCTTTGTAATGAAGTTTACGATTGGCGTCATTATAATCCCAAACAATTCAGCCATCGGTTTAAAGATTCCTTCGGTCGATTTACCCAATTGTTCGGTCGCTTCTTTGTAAGCAGGAACGGCTTCTATGGCAGCACTGTTTAAATTGGCATAAAAAGCAACAGCAGCAACCCCAGCAATTAAGGCAATCATTTGGAACCTCATTAAACCAGTAGTGATTAATCTCGTCATATCGTTTAGTTCTTTCATGTTAGCTGTAGGGCCTAACAACTTTAATGCCATTACGGCTGGCTGACCTTGTTTTGCTATTTTTTCTAAACCACCTGAGATTTTTAACAATCCATTATTGACCTTATAAAGAGGGTTGTTCATTCGCTCAAAGTTCTGGGCAATCTTCTCGGACTGAGTACTCCTAGCAAGCAGGGTTCCCACTGTTTGAAAGAAGCTAGTTTTCAACATTTCGTTATTCTTCATCATGTTTTCTGTGACTGCTTTTTGGGCTTTACCTGCTTTGAGTACTTCACCCATAAAGTCGCTTGTCGTACCTGCATAGGTTTTAGCACCTTTTGCCAGTTCAAAATACTGATATTTAACCGCCATTTGTTCTGCTTTAAACCCTGCTAATGCAGCTCTTTGTTCCTGATAAGCATCTTGCATATTTTGAGCCATGGTGCGTGTCTCGTCACTAATCCCACTCAAGCCTGATGTGATAACAGTAGATGATTGTCTAATCTCTTTGCTGAGATTATTCACTTCTCGCTGAGCGTCACCCATACTACTTTCAAACTGACTGGTATCAGCTCCAATTCGTACAGCCATTTCAGCAATGGTTGCCATATCATTTCACCCCCATTTGTTTTTCAAGTTGATCTATCATTCTCTTACTCTCTTCTGGGGTAGTTTTTCGTCTGTTTTCTGGTCTTCTTTCAGGATCGTAAAAATCTGTAGGCTTCGGTGGTTTTTTGACGTGTGGGGCCGTTAACCAACTAGCCAGGACAGAAAACTCTCTTATCCTCAATTCATGAGAGGCTTTAATTTCTTCTAAACGTCTGTCTTCTCTCCATTGCCACCCATCGTATAAATCGAGGAATTCTGAAGGGGTAAGTCTCCAAAAAGTATCATGGCTTAGATTAAGAGCACCAAAGGATATCTCTTTGACAAACTCCCAATCCAAGCCACCTATACGTTTTTTTCTTTTTTATCTTTTTTCGCAGGTTTTTGTTCTACTCTTTTACTAAGCAATTTAAACGCTTTTGAATCGAATAGCGCTTTAATAGCCGTCTCCATCATGACATCAAAGTCAAACTCGTCATTTTCTTCAATGTCTTGTTCTAGCATTCTCCCAACATGGTGAACTTTTAGATTAGGGTTTTTCCACAACATGCCTGCCCAAAAGATCGTACGAATTGTATTAAATCCAGCTGTCTCCTCCGATACAATGGCGTGAATCCCTTTATCGAAATACTCTTCAAGTTCAGAGATAGCGTTAAAATCGAATTTTAAGATGTGATCTTCACCGTTAATTTTCACCTTTTTAAAGGTTGCTTCGCTCATATTGGCACCTCGATTAGTTTGTATTAGGATAGTCCATGAGGCTTCTCATGGACTAGATATTAGCTTACTGGTGTGGTTGGAATGCCAGTCCCTTGAAACTCAACAGAATAAGTCGCATTCTCTTCATATGGAGATTCCAACTCTCTTGAAATAACAAGAGCTGTTCCTTCCTCAACGGGTTGCCCCTCTTCTTGAATACGAATCTTTACTTTTTTATGTGTTCGCATAGCCGTTTTTAAAGCGCCATAAGCTGCATTATTTTTTACATATAATCCGTCACAACTTACAGTCCAGCCATATAAGCCGTACTCGTAGTCATACCCTCCATCGTTATTATCTTTGGTCGTAGTGTCCACAGCTTCAATTTCATCTGAAAATGTAGCATTTTGCTGACCTCCTACAGCCTCCCAATCTGGGACACCGGTAGGCGTTGTAGCGAATTCATCCATGTCTATCATTACTAAGATATCGACACCTCTTACTTTTGCCAATCGTATCACTCCTATTGAGAAATTTTAAAGCGTAAACGCATGATTCCGTGACGGGTAATTCCGTCTGGATCTGTTATAACTTCCATGAACTCCATACGAGAAAAGTCCATAGAAAAACCACTTCCGATTGAAAGTGGTGTACTTGTTATACTTTGGAGGACTAGGTCCATAATTTCCTTGGCTTCCTTTTTCCCGTTGTATCGGCTCCAAACATGTAAGGTGTGAGTGATTTCCTCGCCTTTACTTGTCTTAGTGCTCCAATTATTGACGGTATCGTCTCCCAATGAAATGTATGGAAAAGACGGACTGGAAGGAACATCGTCATAAGTCTTAATGTTCTTTGCTATTAACATTGAATCATTGGTCAGCCTTTGAAATAACGTTTCTTGTAAAGGGAATAAAGATGATTTCATAATGTATTCAACTCTTTTTCTAAATTCCTTATGAAGTGAGGGTTTTCCTCTTCCCAGCTAGGTACTAAAAAAGGTTGAGGTTTCATCCCTCTTGTAAATACATACCTTTTTAACTTTTCATCAAAATACACCCATGGAGTTTGACGACCTTTCCCCTCTGCTGCATGTATACCTGTTCCAAATTCGACGTACATAGCATAATGGGCCATAACACTTATCTGGCCTGTAAGTCCATTATCTAGAAAAAGTGATGTGATTGAGTTTTTCAAGTCTCCTCCATCAATTTCTGATACTGGAGCCCTGGTAATTGCTCCACCTTCAATGGCCATTGTCGATTCGGCAACTACTTGTTTAATGCCCTGGACTTTGTTTTCAGCATAGCCCTGTATTTGTTTAGCTGCTTTATTAAAGCCTGCTAAGTCTATGTTAATCTTCACTACATCACCGCCTGTTTAGGTGCGTGAACATTTTAATAGTAAAACTTCATTCATACCGCCTTGATCTAATACGGCTTTGATATTCAATACCTCGTCATCAACTTTTAAACGCATAGTCGGTTTTATTTCAATGTCGTATGGCGTGTATACGTCGATTTCTACAGGGTTTTGTAATCTTTGTGCTTGATAGTACTCATTTCCACTTATCGGCTGAATATGGGCTTCTATGGACTTTAAATCGTACCATTCCTTCGTATGCCCTCCTGCTCCATCGTCTGATGGGTTAAAGTTCTGGACGGTTAGGGTATGTGGATAATCACTCATGAGAATCGAACCTTTCGATAAGGCTTTAAGAACTTCATGACGGAAGGTGGAAAATCTAAGTCATAAGAGTACGAAACACTTCCCATTGTTCGGCTAGCTACGCCTGATTTGTTCATCAGATACTCAATAGATTTAGCAACGAAAATTTGTACACCGCTAGGAATTTCTTCTTTGTCTTGTTCATTTTTAAAAGAGTTATTGCACCACTCTTTTGTAAACTCCACAAGTAGAGGAACCATTACCTCGATGTACGGATCATGATTACTTGTTTTTATTTGTAGAATCGCTTTTACGCTTTCTGTTGTTATCACTAGAACCACTCACTTTCGGTTCTTCTTTTTTTACTTGCTTTACCTGTGCGGATAGCTCTCTACGTCTACGCTGAAAACTTGAAAGGCTCACAGTATTACCTCCTAACCTAGTAAAAAGAGGATGGCACTAAGCCACCCTCTTTCCTAATTAAGCAATTTTAAATTTGAATTTAACCATACGAACGGCTTTTGGCTCGTACACTAGCTCCCAGTTTGTTCCTGTAGATAATTCAGCATTTGTAGGGAAATCACTTGCTACTGAAGCTTCAGTGAACTTCACTCCACGAGGATGAAGGATAAAGATATTACGGTTAATTAAGAAATCTTCACCAGATGAAGCTAGAGAATCACGGTCTACTTCAGTCCCAATGATATTAGGGTGTTTCCCGTTACCCCAAGCTAAGGCACCTTGACCGAAAAGATATGCTTCTGCCACACCAGTTCCAGTAGTAAAGCCCATAGCATCATCAACAATAACACGTTTTCCTAAGAAGTAAGGCACTCGCATAGACTGGCCAGCTTCTTGGACGTATTCGATTAATTGTTGTTTTGCTAGGTACGCTTCAACAGCAGAGTGCATAGTGACAGCAGTTAAAGCGTCTTTTGCATCTCCCATTTTTTGTGCTGCATCAATGAACGTATTTCCATTGATTAATTCAGCTCCACCTGTTAAAGCAGAAATGTCATGGATTTTATCAGCCATAGAAGCTGAAGCAAATACACCTGATAAGGTAGCAAGTAAGATTTTTTGACGGTCACGAGCCCAGTAATTTGTCACTAGATTTCCGATTGCTCCTAATGGATCAGCACCAGAAAGTAAAGCAGAAAGTCCATTTGCTCCCCATGCACGCGCACGACCTTGTTTACGTGCCACGTCTTTGTTTGTTCCGATTTTGCCAGGAGTAAGAGCGCCTGTATCGGACATGATTTCAGAATCACCAGTTAAATCATTGAAATATGGCATATTCACTAAAGTGTTTGGACCAGAAGCTAATGAGTTAAACTCAGAGCTGTTTGTAGCAATACCACTATTTAAGACGTTAGAAATGTCCATTGTTCGTTGAACAACATAATCTGTAAAAATTTCAGGTTGGATGATATCAGCAATACGTACTGTCATTTAAAAATTCCTCCTTAGGCTTGCGCCTTTAATTGTTTGTACAGTTCAGGATCCTCTTTGAATAAGCGCGCCTGTTCTGTTAAGTTGAAATGTTCGGTGCTGAATGGGTTTTTAACTGTTTGATGTGTACCAGGAGGATTGTTAGGCTGTCTCCCGTTTAATCCCGGCTTTTCACCAAATAAATAAGGTTTAGATTCACGCAAGCCTTTAAGTGCGTCATCCAAACCTTTGATAGTTCCGTCCTCATTCAATTCAAGCCCTTCCTTTTTGATGAAGGCTAAAACGTCTGCTGGATCCTTAGCATCTTTAGCAGCTAACTTTATGGCGGTATCAATCTGTGTTTGTTTAAATTTTGTTTCCCAATCTCCGTTAGCTTTTTCCAAGGTTTTGAGTTTCTTTTCAAGCTCCTCATTCCCCTTTGTGGCTTTTTGAAGTTCGGTAATCTGATCATCACGGTTTTTAATCTCATCCTTTAAATCCTTTATCTCAACGTTTTTATCGTTAAGACGGGCTCTAGGGACATAATCCTTTTTATCATTGTCTATGGCAGCTAAAACATCATCAATCGTTGATTCACCTTTTAAAAACTTCTCTAATAATGCTTTCATAATGTCCTCCTATTCGTTTTTAACGAGTAACGGCTCGATAGGTTTGTTTCGTCTTTTTACAACATCCGGACAGGTTGAAGGTTTTATTTCGGTTTAGCTATAAATTCATTATCATAAACTAGATTGGTAATAGTCGATTGTGTTACTCCCACTATGCCCATAGCCTCTACGAATGTATGACAATCATAAACTGTCAATGTCGTATTATCTTTTAAGGTAAATGTGACAACAAATGAATCAATTTCATGAAAGTTTTCTTCAATCCAATTGATTAAGCCTGTTTTCGCTTCAGGGTATACTCTTTTTACCTTACTCATTACGATCCTCAAGTATTTTATTTACCTTATCCATGAATTCTTCTCGCACATTTATTGGAATCCGTTCATCTTTCGGAATTTCTCGAACTACATCCAATAATTTTATTAAAGACTGAGACATCTTAATATCAACAGTTACGCTTCCGACTGCCATGTTACCACCCTTACTTTATTCGATTATTGTACCAATCTTCATAATTGGTCCATGGGATTATGGAAGACTTCCCAGTAGTGTCTCTAGCCTTCCTGACACTTGGTTGCCTACCGTTTACCTGTGGTCTTGCTGAACATCGACAGTTTATATCTAAACTCGCTACACCAAAAAGTCGAGGTGCTTTGGCTTTATGTCCTTCACAGGTGAAAAAGCCTTCTTTATCAGCCTTTTTACCATCTAATTTTTGATGGGTTTCTCTTGTATGCGTGTCTAGTGTCGCGTCCCATACTTTCGTGATGTTACTCGAGTATTTCTGAGCTTGCTCAATTGATTGGTTGCGAGCGAGCGATTGAGCTCTACCAGCTTCCGTACGAACCACCCTTCGAGCCTTTGAAACATCGCCATTCAAAACACCTACAATCCTGTTCATCATTCTGGAGTAAGATTCTCCATGTACCAATCCATTTGTTATTTCCTGTTGGAGCTTATAGATCACAGCTTTACGATTTTTTTCTAAAACATCTTTAAGTTTCAATTTTCCAATAGTGTTATTAAGCATTTCATTGATTACTGTTGGGTTAATAGCATTAAAGCCTAGCATCAATTGAGTTTCATATTCTAGGAGAAAAGCCGTTCGGAAGTAATTCTCCATAAACTGTTCTTTCATGGTCATCTTTGTTAGCTCGTGAGTTTCTTTGTACACTCCAACCATAATCGAATTAATGGAATCTAATTGTTTTCGTAATCGATTAAAAACGGTCATATCAGCTAGAGTTAATACTCCATCTACAGCATATTTCTCGTATACTCCTGCCATCTGTGCACGTATGCTTTTAATGGCAGCTGCATAGGTTTTAACGGTTCTATTTTCAGACTTGCTAATGAGATTATCTAAATACTCTTCAAGATCATCAAAATTATTTGTCATCGTCCTATTCCTCTATTGGAGGTAATAAGGCAGCATAGGCTTCTCTTTCTTTCTCCACTTCGTCAGTCTCCTGTTGTATATCGGTAACCCAGGGGTGATTTGCTATTATCGTCTTATCAGAAATAATACCTTTTGACTTCATCGCAATATCTGCCTGTTCTAACTCATTCAGTAACGTTGATTTATCAAACAGGAATTTCACCGTTTTATAGTCGAAATCACCTTTGCCTGCCATCCGTAAGTACTCACACAAGAACCACATGAGCTGTTCTAATGACTTTTTGAATTTACGTTCTAGAACTGATGATTTCATATCCAGTAACGAAAATAAGAACTTCAAAGCAATTCCACTTGGAGAATTCCCGAAAGCATCCGTTTTGACGTTAACGCCTTGGCCGAATGTATAGATATTGTCTTCCTGTCGGTTCAGATGGCTGTCCACTGTCGCAATTGGCATTTCAGCTTGAATGGTATCTACCCCTGAGCCGTCACCGTCAACCGCAATCGCTTTATAGTATCTAAGGTTTTCCATGAATTCTGATAAACCAGTTCCCTCATACCCTTTTAGAACGTAAATAAGAGATTGAATTTCTTCTAGGTTATTAGAGACATTGGAGACAGTTTTATCATAGTCATCGATAAGATCCTTGTAATAGTGAAGGTCACCTTTGCATTTTTCATTGTTCTTAAACTCGATGAACGGAACCTTTTCCCACCCATAACCCTGTTCACCGTAATAAAAATGACTGTCTGGATTGTTCTCTACTGTGACATCCATTACCAATTCACTATGAGGTGTTTTCTCGTAATAGATAACTGTTTTACTGTCCCAGTATTCGACTTTTAACACATCGCCCACCATGTAGTATCGAATAGCACCTAATATCTTTTTCTTTTTAGATTCATCGTAAATCGGAATTACTTGCTCTGCAGGAATAATGACATAATCAAAATTGCCCTCTTCATCGATGTACGGGTGTAGCCACTCTCGACCTTTATTTGAGGCATTGAGTACTAATTCATTTGCGGTATCATCCCAATCTTCCCCTAAAATCTCATCAATGGCTTCGCTGAGACCTTTATCCTCAGTCTGGAATACAATAGGGTTCCCGACTAAATAAGCCTGTTTCTGGTCAACTAAAAGCTTATGCCAGCCATGTGCGACTTTGTTGTTTGGCTTCGTTTCGTCTACAACCTTTTCACCGTCTTTATAAAACGTAATAGTCCTACGTTTGATGTCTCCGTCATTCTCATAATACCGAACACCTTCCGTCATTTTTGAAGTGTCGTGAGATTCAATCAATTTTTGAATGATTGAGGTATCAGTTGGAGCATTATCTTTAATAAATTTATTCAGTATTTCTGTTTCTGTTTCTGTGTTTGGGTACACTTGAGCACCTCCTACTTTAAGACTCCCACAGTTACTCTTCTTAATGACTCTGTACCATATCGGGTTGCATCAATGGTGTGGTTGTTCTTATCTTCTAATCGTGCTTTTTGGTTGCCGTCTGCGTCGATTTGGTAATCAATGTCTTCAAATTCCTTAGCAACGTTTGGTGTGCGCTCTGGATCAATGACGATTTCCTCTAAGTCATCTAACCATTTTTCACCAAACTCTACACTTCCAGGACCTTTCCTAGCTCCTTTTATCCGCACCCCATAGCTTTTCAATTCAGATATACTTTTAGGTTCAGCTGAATCAGCTATGGTCATCACGTCCTGGTATTTCATTTTCAGAATCCATTCCGCAGCTTCCCTGTTACTGATTTTTGAGCCGTACAATTCATCCATGAAGTATAGGATTCGTTTTCGGCTATCGTAGTGCATACGGACGAAAGATAACGGATCCGGTCCATATCCCCAGTCAAGGCCTTGAATGATATTATCAAATTTCTTAAACTCGCTATCTGGAATCTTTCGATAAACCAAATTAGCGAACGGAACTACACCTGATCCAATTGCTTTACCCATGTACTCCCAATCATATTTGAGGGGTCGCTTTCGCTTTACCTCTTCAGCCTCTTCCGTAAAGGCTGCTGAAATGAATGGGTTATCCAGATACGTTGAATGGTGGACGTATGTGTTCTTAGGTAAATCTATTTTGGTCTCATACTTCTTATTTACCCAGGACTGTTTCCTTTTTGGAGGGTTGTAAGAGTAATAAAACGCATAAAAAAGGCCATCCGGTAATTCAGCACGTAATACTGAATTTTCGATGGTCGATACTTCATCCTCTGTTTTAAACTCTGCTAATTCCTCAATCCACAAAAATGCTACTGGGTACTTACTCATTTTGATGGACTTGATTTTGTTTGGATCGTCAGCTCCACGAAAAATAATCTTATTCCCTCTTGGTAAATAAGTGAGGCTCATTGGAGACTTATTTACTTTCCAGTAGGCTTCTACACCTAAAATGTCGATAGCCTCTTTGAGCTGTTCAAATACTGAGCCTTCAATGGTGTTAGCGACTTTTCTTACACATAGAGTGGTTACAGGATATTTCATCGTGTCTTTGATCAGTTTAATTGCAATGTGAGTAGACTTAGCTGAACCACGTCCACCCTTACATACGTGCTTTAAATATTTTTTACCATTCGAGGCTTTCCAGAAAGGATGGAAGTGAGGTATGACGATATCTGATATTCGTTTTACAATCACGTTTCCACCTCGATTTTATGCAGTTTCTTATTCATGTTTTTTACTTCCCTGTTTAGGAAAAACGTTGATTTCACAACGATGTATAAAAACACGTATATTCGATAATTTCCAGTGCTCCTCCAACCATTGCTGTTGTTGAGGTTTAAAAAATATCGACTTCCTGAAAGTATGATTATGTTAACAAGGTTTGCATACTCTATTCATCGTCTCCTAAATCATCTACGATTTGGACACCAACATTCCCACTGATTTCTTGACGATCCAGCCACGTTCCATATCGTTTTCCTAAAAGTTCAGCTGCTTTGATTCTGTCCTTAGCAGAAACCTTTTTTGTAATGGTGGTCGCGCTGCTACGTCCCTCTCCGTCACCTTCAACGACAACAACCTCTTCCTCTTCCTCATCGCGAAGGATCCTGGTTAGCATCTGGAGAACTTCATCGGCTTTCGCAATACGTTTGTCTTCCAGTTCTCTGAGCCGTTCGTCGATATAGTTTTTCACGCTAAGTTTGTCTAAGTTCTGACTTCCTTGAACGTGTGCTTGTTTATATCCTGCTCGTCGTGCTGATTCCGTTGCATTACCTGTTTGAATATAATAGTCAGCAAAACGTTTTTGTTTTTCGGTTAACTTACTCATGTTACAATCGCACCTACCTCCAATTAGACCTTTTCGTCTGGATCAAACTCACCACGTTCAATGGCTTCTTTCCAAAACTTACATTCCTGCCATTTGGCTAAACGGTCAGAAAGCCCGCCACCAAAATCCCGATTAATCTCATCCTGGAGAGATTGAAATCGTTTGGTCATAAAGTCTAATATTTTTTGTTTACTTATTAGCTCGTCCATCTTCATAACCTACTTTGTACTTAATCCACTAATGGCAATAATCAACACGACATTTATAACTAGGTAAACGATGTTCATTTTCTTCTAATCGCCCCATTATTTCGCTTGTAGGTGTCACGATGTATGCCCATTAAGTCCTCTATGTCTTTCTGACTAAGCACTTCCTTTTTCGGTGGCTTAGGTTTCTTTTTATGTTTTTTCTTAGGTGATTTCATTTTTTCTAATTGCTGTTTTTGTTTACGTGGTATTACATCAGCTATTTTCATATGATCACCCTTTTTCTAGGGAATAAGAAAAGCACCTCGTTAAAATAAACGGGTGCCTCCTACGTATTTACAGTTTTCTCATGCTACCAATCTATCACATTAGGAATCAAGATGTCTGTGGGGTAATTGTGGGTTTTTAGATAGCCCTCTTCATTTTGCTGAAGATTTCTCTGACATAATCGTAATTGTAATTCAATTCGATGGCGATTTCTTTTAACGTTTTCCCTTGTACAAATTTCATGTAGGCTACCTTTCTAGGCATCTCTTCATACTGGTTCATCAGCTTCTCAATCTTAGCCTTAACCTCTTTTTTCTTTTTGACTAAGGTTTCCATTCGCTCAATTTTATCGGTCAGTTTGTCAAATCGTTCAGCTGCATTATTCATGGGCACGCTATCAAACAATCTTCCACCGATCCACCATTGTTCTCTTTCAGCTTCAGCCAACTTGATTTGCTCCTCAATCACATCGATTTCTAAACATAAGTCATTGTAAAGGATAAATGTATCTAACACGGGCTCACCCTCTCCAATCGTGCTTTTACTGCTTCTAATAAGGCATCCTGTCCTACTGTTTTGTTTTTCAAAGCTTTCATGACATCTTCATCGACTGTATTCTCTGCGACTAAGTGGTGAACAATGACGCTATGTTTTTGTCCTTGTCTGTCTAGTCTTGCATTCGCTTGCTGATACAGCTCAAGGCTCCATGGTAATCCAAACCAGACGATGATATTTCCACCGTCTTGAAGGTTCAGTCCATGTCCTGCTGAAGCAGGATGGGCTAGTAGCATATCAATCTCTTTTCGGTTCCAGGCCCTGATATCTTCACCCGTTTCAAGTTTTCTTGCAAAATTAAATTGAGATTGGATCCTGGATAAATCATGTTGATAGGTGTAAAAAACTAAAATCGGTTTACCGTTTGAAGCTTCTAAAATATCCTCTAAGGCTAAAAGCTTAGAATCGTGAATGACTTGAACTTCTTTGTTTTCGTCATAAACAGCTCCATTTGCCATTTGTAATAGCTTATTGGATAAGACAGCTGCGGTATCAGCCACCACATCACTGTCAGTAAACGGAAGCAGTAAATCCTTTTCTAGTTGTTTGTATTTATCTCTCGATTTCGAATCCATCTTGACATTCACGATGTTATCGATTCGTTTCGGAAGGTTTAACCAATCCTTTGCTTGCATACTGAGGCAAATATCTGATACCTTTTCATGGATGACTTTTTCAGCTTCAGGTTTCAATTTCCAACTGTAGACAATGTGTCGGTCTCGTTGATCAGGTTGGAAATATCGTTCTTTATAACCTGAAACGGTCTTTCCTAATCGTTCACCCTGATCTAGTAGATAAAGCTGTGGCCATAAATCAATTAAACTATTAGGTGCTGGTGTTCCGGTTAAGCCTACGATTCGTTTGATAAAAGGTCGTACTTTTTTTAAGGATCTAAACCGTTTGGCTTTCGATGATTTAAAACTGGAAAGCTCATCGATGACTACCATGTCAAACGGCCATTTCGTTTTATAGTGTTCTACTAACCACTCGATGTTCTCCCGATTAATGACGTAAAGGTCAGCTTTTTCGGTCAGGGCTTCGATTCTTTTTTTTACTGGACCTAAAACCTTTGAAACTTTTAAGTACTGGGTGTGGTTCCATTTCTCCGTTTCTCGGCTCCAGGTGTCCTCAGCTACTCGTAAAGGTGCGATAACTAAAACCTTTGAGACCTCAAAGTAATCGTGAAGCAGGTCGGATATAACCGTTAGTGTGGTGACCGTTTTACCTAAACCCATATCCAAAAACAATCCTGCTGCTGGATGTTCTAGTACATGATCAATGGCTATTTTCTGATATTTGTGAGGTTTAAACTCCATATGCTCACTTCCCTAATAAATTCTTCAATGGTTGCTAGAGAATCAATCTTATAGACTTTGAAACCCAAAGCCTCTAATTCTCTTTTCCGTTTTTCTTGTAAGGGTCTAAGAGGTTCACCTGGGGCTTTCATCTCCACAAACACTAACCGCCCACATGGAATCAATACAAGCCTATCAGGCACTCCAGATAAACCAGGTGACGTGAATTTAAGTGCCTTACCTCCCAACCTCTCAACCTCTTTTTTCAATCGCCGTTCCAATGGGCCTTCCTTCATCTTTGGCATCCCTCCGATAGAGCCTGTCAACAGTGTCAACGAAATTTCTTGTTTCCCTTACGTGTGTGCGCATTATAGAATTTCCCTATATACGTATGTGTATATTTTCTATAATTCATATATCTATATAGATTTTCTGTTGACATTGTTGACACTAACCCTCAATCCCTTGTGGCTCTAAGGTTTAACCCGTCAACAAAGGGTGTCAACAAAGCCTTTTTTTCTGTTGACATTGTTGACACTAAATTCTATAAACGCTAACCGTTGCAAAAAATCGCCCTTTTTCTGTTGACATTGTTGACACCTGTTCTGTTGACATTTTGCCGACTTTGTTGACACTTTGGGGTACTTTGTTGACACTAAAACAGACTTTGTTGACACCCATATCTTTCTTTTTTCTAAAGTCTCCACTGCTTTAAAAAAGTAAGAAACATGATGATCATTCCTACTATTATTCCTGAAACGAAGGCTATCGCTAACAAAAGTGTGTAAAGCATTTTCATTCTCCCTCTTTGCCATTAACTTTTTATGGTGTTTAAAACAAATTGTTGCACTTTACCAAACTCACTAGGACTAATAATAAGTTTTTCGGATGAATTAGTTGCGAAAAAACTAATCGTTTCACAAACATAATCTCTAACACATTCCCTTAAATCTTCCTCAAACTCTGCTATATCTTTCCAATCTCCCCAACTCAATAGGTTATCTTTGTTGAATTCAAATTCTCTAATTTCACTTATTTTTGGATTAGATAGCTTTTGGTCACAACAATGGCAATAATCTTTACGAGTGCGGTATTCAATAACCACTGAATTAACATCTTCAAAGAAACTAGACATTTTCTTATGTTTATCACATGCACTAACAGGTGTAGGTATATCGTTACCTCCAGATTCATTTCTTGCGAAAACAATGCCTTTTGTAGTTGCATAATCAGTACATCCAGCGAAATCACATCTTGATACGGCAGATTTTGCAACAAATTTCCTATAACTTTTAGGTTGATATGCCATTAAATACAACTCCTTTTACTTCATAATTTTCTCGAATTGTTCACTACTCACCAACACCTAAACCTCTATTAACGGCTCTGTAAATATCCTCTAATAACGGAGTGTGGTTATTCCCATCTATCAATTCTTGAATATTTTTCAAAGTGTTTTCCATACGGATTCTATCGGCTTTTTCTTTTCTCCAAGCACGATGTAAATTTAGATACTGCACATCTAAGTCAGCTAATTTTTGCACTACCGATTCAAATGTTTCGTCACCCATTTTCAAACCTCCTTATGTCGTCATTTCGGTCGATTATTCGTCATCCAGATCCAAGTAATTAGCCTTTTTACCTTCCGGCAAACTGTTCTTTTCAATCACTTCAACTAATCCTTCGATAACAGCAATCAAAGGCATATGCTTCGTGTTTTTACCTAAAATGTTTGTTGTTTTTTCAATCAAAACTAAATTACGTTTGTCTAACAACCTAATAACCTCCCACTCTAACAAGTTACCAAGAGCGCTTTTAACGCTCCTGGAATAGTTAACTACTCTTCTACTCTTACATAAGCCCTTTGACGACCATAGATATCTCCAAACCGTAAAGCTGCCCCGCCGTTATAGGATTCCCATCCTGGCATTCGTCTTAAGATATCGTTGATTTCTCTCCGATCCATAGCAGGAAAACGCTTCAAGTCTCCACCTAACATTTCGACCCACACTTCAAGAGCGCAAATCTTATCGCGTTTTACTGTCCCGACATTCTCTCCAAAATCTCCACTTAGGAACATTCTTCTGGAGCCTACATCCCGTTCATTCCAATCCTCAGGTAACAGCTTATTAAGGTATTCTTGAACAGGTCCGAACAGTGGACTTTCTTCCGTATGAGCTGCTTGTACCATTTGAGCTTCTACTTCTAATTCACCACTTAAATGGAGAGGCTCTTTTCCTTTCCACACTTCAACAGCCTCAGCCCATATCTGGTCAATTTCCTGTTGGCTTAAATCACTCCATATGCTTTTTTTACGTGGGTGAATGCCAACAGTAATGGGCCAAAAACGTCTATTACCCGTTCTATCTTTTAGGAATTCACGGTCGTTTGTCGTACCGAAAAACACACATTGTCGAGGGAAAACGGATAACTGGCGACCATAAGCCACTCGATAAATGTCCTCTTGTTTAGATAGGAAATGCTTTATAGCCTCAACATCAGCTTTACGTGCTGCGGATAACTCGCCCATTTCCATGAGCCAAACTCCCTGAAGTTGTTCATAGGCTTCCTTTCCCTGTACCGTGGTTAAGGAATCACTAAACCAACCTTGACCAAGCTTAGTTAAGATGTAACTTTTACCAAGTCCCTGAGTACCGACCATGGTTAACATGTAGTCGAATTTGATACCAGGCACCATAATTCGTGCAACGGCTGCTGTTAGTGATTTACGTGTAACAGCTCGAGTGTATTTGGTATCATCTGCGCCTAAGTAATCAATAAAAACAGTATCTAAACGAGGTACGCCATCCCACACTAAACCTTCCAGATAATCGCGAACAGGATGGAAACGATGTTTCTTCAATAGCACTTGAAACGAATCATGTACTTTTGTTGGTGAATTAATTTCATAGATTTTTTCTAAGTAATGCTTGAGAGCTGAATCGTCCTGATCACTCCACGGACTGTTTGCACTTGTATTCGCCCACGGCAATTTTTCTTTAATAACGGCTCGATGGGAAAACTCATTAATGGCTATTTTCCCTGCCAAATTCGGGTCATTTTCTAAGATTAATAGAATATTTTCTCGAGTAGATAAAAGCTTAGTTCCGTTTTTGTTATACTCGAGTTCTTCTAACCAGTCCTTTTCAACTTCAAAATCTTCATGAATAGAGGCTACTCGTTCCTCCCCTAAAACTTTTTTCACCCGTTTATCCTTTGAGGAAAACTCCATCATGGCTGTATAAGATGGTAATTTCACGACCGGTGTTCCTGGCTCAGCTTCATCGTCTTGTAACCCAAACTTATGAATTCGTATTAAGTCAAAGGCGTTTACCAAATGACCGCTAATCGGGTCTGTACCGTGATGAGAAAAAGCAAATTTCTCATGGTCATAAAGGATTAAACCGCCTGTAGTTGAACCACCTAAGAACGTATAACGACCATTGTCTGCAGGTTCATAAACATCTTCTAAAAAGGTTTCAATCGCTTCCGTGATGGAATACGTACGACAAAAGGCACCGACCATACCAGGCTTCTCATGTGGGTCACCCTGTTTATCTGCCATCTTTTGACGCGCCTGCTGTACTCTTGATGATTCTGGCCAATATGATGGGTCTGTCCAATCAGTGTATCTTGCTAATACGGTGTCAGGATCTAACCAAGGCTCATCTTGATATTGGAATTCATACTCCCCATCTTGAGACGTTGACGGCCAGTACATTAATCGGTGAGGTTGGTAGGTGGTATCATCGAAAAAATCAATCCCAATATCTGCAGCAATTCTACGAGAAACGGCTTGATACTCATCAGGAGTAATCGGTCGACTTAAGGGAATAACTAACCGTAAACGCGGATTTTCTGGATGGTGCTTATGAGTGGAATAAGCCAAACAAGCAAAGTCAAACATCATCTCCACAGATGACCATAAGTCACCTTTTACAAAATCTGCGTCTAAGGTTAATAGCTGTCGCCATGCTACAGCTTCGGTTTTTCGACGCCCCCCTTTAAGGGAGCCCCCGACAAAACCACCAACATCTTTTATCTGGTCCTGCTGACTTTTACTAAACTTCTTGTACTCGCTGTAGGTTTCACCTGTACGAGTGGTTTGGGAAAGACGTTTGGTGAAATCCGACCAAAGCATCTCTTTATTTTTCCAGTGAGTTTCTTTCCGATTCCGTCCTGTTGCAATAGTGATCGAGCCATCATATTTTAATTTTGGAATGGGTTTCATTTGTTGCTGGGTGCTCAAACTTGATCACTTCTTTCTTTTTTAATCTTGATACCAAAGTAATGAATCGATTTCTTCCTCCAAAACACCAAGGTGATGATTGATTTTTTCATATTCTTCATGTGTACGAGCAGCGCCCATTTGCAAACATAAATTGTGATGATAGCTTAAGAGATACTGTAAACGTTCTTGTTTGGACATATTACCCTCCTACTCCTTAACTAACCCTAAGATAAGTATTCTTTTTCTAACAGCTTCATAGGTTCTTCCTAAGTTAGCAGCTATGGAAGCTCTGCTATATCTTTCCTTATACATTTGAACTAGTTGTTTATCTTCATCATTGGTCCAGTGGGCTTTATAACGTTTCTGATCCAAAGCCACGATGACTTTTTCAATTTCTTCCTTCGAATAACAAATTTCAAAAGAATAAAAGGAATGGTTGCAATCTTTACATATTCTTTTTCGCTTCTTAGTGTTTTGCAATATCCCAGAATCATAGTAACGGCTGTCAGTGACTTTCAATTTGTCACTGTTACACTCTGGACAACGCATTGGCACGCTCTTCCTTTACTTGTTCAGCTATGGCTACTGAAACGGCAGCTAAGTGAAGTAATTCAGTGTATAGGTCATCTGCATCTGATCCTTTACCCCAACCTTTATGTTTCTGCAATGCCTGGCAAACTTCACCGAACTCTTCCCCTAAAATCATTAACCAATCACCATGAGGGTGCCTTTGTAGACCCCATTTTTCATTCTGCCGATTTCGTTCTCTACCGACATCGATTAGGACGTTATTTGTATCTGTTTGATTCGCTAATAGGTTTTTCTTTAACATTAGGTTCAATTTCACCTGGTATTGAAGCGCATCGATTAACTCTTCAATCGTCATTTGTTGCCAGTCAAAATCTCCATCTGGGCAATCTTCTAAAGTGTGTCCGTATGTCTTAACCCCTTTTTCCTCTTGTCGGTCTAAGAGATCGTTGATTATCTTTTTAATAATTCTCAATTGACTGCCCCCTCTATCTCTTCATATTCATCGGCGAACATGAAGAGGAAATTTCCACAACAGACTTTCGTTTTGTGGTTGCAATTATCTAAAACAGCTTGGTATGAAATGTAGTTTTTTCTACCGGCTTCCCTAGCTGAACGGTACTCCTCCAGTACATCTAACGTGTGGATATCTAACTGAACAACAGCTTTACTTTTTGATTTAAATCCAGTTTTTTTACCTAAGGACGATTTAGAAATGTATTCTAGGTTACCTGAAAAATCATCTGTAATAATTCCATTTTTATGAAAAACCACTTCACCAGGCTTTGGGCCACCAACAAAATGTAAAGCCACTAAATTTGATATTTTATAGGTACCATATTTACCGTTAAACATTACTTTAATTTGAAGATAACCGCTTTCTTTCCTAAGAAAAGGAAGTAAATAACCTGTGTGCTTTTTGTAAACTCTTTTGAATCGACCATAATTCGAGACTAGGAATCTCCCGTTCGATCCGTGAATCGTTTTCCAAGTCTCATTATGATAAGACTGTAATTCGTACCAGATTTTTCTTTGTTTTAGCGTCACCTCGTTATCAGTGAGATAGCAATTAATTTTGGTTATCTTCGATTTTTTAGCTTTGTTGGTAGCTAAATGCGACCTTTTCATACCTGTTAAATCCACAAGATACATGTAATTTGTTTCTGTTAAAATATTTGTTCTTGGGTCATAAAGGCAAAGCACTATTCGTCCTCCTACCCTTTTGCATCCCTTTATTCTTAGCTTCTGCCCAATACGCATCTTGAAGGTTTCGGAACGTATGATTAGCTAAATGGGCTCGCCTTTGAGTTTCTTCCGGGGATAACTTAGGAGTATTAATGGCAACTTCTATATCCCATCCCAATATCTTTACTCGAGCCCATAGCTTGCGATGGCAAACCCCGTTCGCTTTAGCCCGGGCTATTTGTTCATCGGTAAATGTACGTTTATTTTCCTTAGCTTTTGCCATTCGTAGGCCTCGTTCTTTATAAGACAAAGACGGAGTACTTGCTGCCGCCTCCTGGCTCCACCCTGCTGTTACACGATTTAGATAAGTCCGATAAGGAATCCCATTTTCTTTTGCTATGTGCTTATGCTCTTTCCACCCATAAGCATTCACTTTACATAACGGCTGAGAGATGGCTCGTTCAACTGGCCAGTTATAGACATGTACCCTTTGATAAACATTTTCTTTACTGATGCCAAGCTTCTCAGCGGATTCATAATCTTGAGGAGTAACGTAATACTGCATTTAATTCACCCTTTCAATAAATTTGCTTCCAGCCATTTCTTAACCTAGATTTGAGCTCATGTTTTTTCAGTGGCTCATAAAGGTAAACGGCTTGTCCTTCTTCACGACGATAAAGAAGTGTCCACTTAGGCTGACGTTTACGCTTCTTGCTCATACGGATCTACTCTTTTAGCTTCTGGAATATGTTCAAACCCTTCGAAGTACTCTGAAATGTTATAAAGTTGCAGTACACCTTTTCCCTGATTCCGAATACCTTCTTTCCAGTAAGAAAGGGCAATTCCCTCTGAAGTAACCGTAAGATTGGTATTGAACCCTTTTAACTTTTTAATGAAAGCTGAATAAATTTTATAATTGATGATTACGCCCTCAATTCGTACGGGAATTACTTTTGAGACAGAATACATATCTACCTTGAATTCAAGCTCATCCAATTTTCGTTTAACGTGAGAAGGCATCGATACTCTTCTATAGGGTTTTTTCATATTTGAAATGATTTCTGAGGTAGATTTACTAGCTTGTTTCATTTCACTCTTCACTTTTTCAACAAATTCAGTAAGTACGATAATCACGTAAACACCTCAATCCTTCTTGTAATAAGCGGTCTCATATCCATCAGCGCAAAGTGGTAACCCCTTCGCCCATGAAATCGATTGACCCATAATTTTTTCAATTTCTTCTAATGACCCTTTATCGTTTGGAACATCCATGACAGCCTCATCGTGTACGTGCATAATTGTTTGATATCCAGCCTCATCTAATCGAACTAATGATTCAGCTAAACAGTCTCTGGCAGTAGCTTGAACAATGTTTTCCACAAGTTTTCCACCGTATGTGTGTAACCGTCCCCATTTATTGTTTTCAGAGCCTTCATAACTGAGAGATTGTTTACCGAATTTGTTATCACTGCTAAGTTTCGGTCTCGCATAGGCTAAACGTCTTCCTGAAGGTAATTGGACGAAAAGAACACCTGATTCATAAAAGAACGTTAAACCATGTTGTAGTTGTACCGATGTTTTTTCTCTTACCGCTTTAACAGCTGCCTTTTCTACATCCCACCAAAACTGAACAATACTTGGATTAGCGTTTCTCCATGCCCTCACTAGTCCTGGTAGTTCCTCTTCCTCTAACCCCATGTCTAAGGCGCCCATTTGAATCAGTGCACCTGGTCCACCCTGATAACCAAGGGCTAATTCAGCGACTTTACCTTTTTGTCTTAATGGATCACCTTTGGTAATCGATTCAACAGGTACATTAAACATTTGAGCTGCTGAAGCTTCATAGATTTTTCCATGTGTGTTAAAAACATCAATTCTCCACTTCTCACCTGCAAACCAGGCAATAACTCTCGCTTCAATCGCTGAGAAATCCGATACTATTAGTCGATGACCAGGTGAAGGAATAAAGGCTGTTCGGATTAATTGGGATAGAACAAATGGTACTTTTTCGAATAACATTTCTAACATTTCATATTCTCCAGATTTGAGTAACTGTCTGGCTACGTCTAAATCAATAAGCTTATTTTGTGGAAGGTTTTGTACTTGGACTAAACGACCTGCCCATCTGCCTGTGCGATTGGCACCATAGAATTGGAGTAAACCTCTCACTCTCTCGTCTTTACATAGAGCTCTTTCCATAGCTTGGTACTTCTTTACAGAGGTCTTTGCCATCTCTTGTCGTAATCTCAGCACTCGCTTAACGATTTCACTATTAGCTTTTGAGATTAGGATAGGAATGGATTCTTTCGTAAGACTGTCTACATCCTCTAAACCCTGTTCTTCTAACCAGGCTTTTAATTGTGCGACACTGTTTGGATTCTCTAAACCTGTCAATCTACTAGCTTCTAATAAAAGCTTTTCTTGGTACTGGTTATCACAAGCTATAGCATGTTGGACCAATTCAGGATCTAACTGAACACCTCTATCATTAATCCGTTGGTCAAGCGCCCAAAGTTTTTGTTCAAACTTGGACGGTTCAAACTTCATTATTTTCTTCTTAATGGCACGTTCGACCTCAACGTCCTGAATACAGTAAGCTTTGAATTGTTCCCATTTTTCCACATCATGTTCAGGGAAGTTTCTAGTCCTTCCACCGTTCACCTTTGTAGGTTTACAGGGTACGGAAAAATACTTAATAAGGTTTTTACCTGCAGCATCTTTTTGGACATCTAGATTTAAAGAATTAGCTACTCCAGCTAAGTTACCTGGCAACCCTAATGTCAAAGCATGAACCGCTGTACACCTCCATTGCTCAGCAGGAAGAGTAAAATCTTCTGGTTCGACTTCATTAATTCCAATAACGGATTCATTTATATAAATCTGTCTAGCGATACACGTTCTTTCGAAATTTGCATTGAAGGCAGTCTTTATTACATTTGGATCGTATAGTGCTTGGAACACTTCTTTTGGTAATTCATCTTTGTATAAATCAACAATTTGTACAGGTTCATCATCCCAAGCATATGCAAAAAGTAAGATTTCAAAGTCTGGAGCCTCAGCATAGGCATATACTCCTGACTTGATAAGGTCTACACTGGAATAGGTCTCAATATCGATTGATAAGGTTCTCATTTCTTTTTACCAAATAGGTTAACCGCTTTTCCCTGAGGTTGATCCTTAATAATCCTTACAGGAGAAATTAATGCACTTAAAAAGAAATGAGCCGTATCATATTGATCTTGAGTTAATGCGATAGGGTAAATTACTCCATCGTTTTGAAACATAATGACAAATCCGTCTTTCAATCTACTAACCTCCATTTCTATAAAAGAAGAGGAAACTCTAAGTCTCCTCTTCTAGTTGTCTCTTAACCTAGGAAATCCTCATCGTCACCTGAATCAACAGCATCAAAATCATCTTCAGCACGTGAACGCCCACCTAAGTAATCACCATCTGCAAGCTTTTGTAAGTTATTTAATCCGCAAGCAATCCCTTTGTTCCCAGCAGTATTGAAAGCATAGAAATTAATGGAAGCACGACCATAGCAACCACTGTAAATTTCAGTAGAATCCAAGATTGGTTGAACATTGGCATTTACCACACCAGGCTTTGTTTTACTTGAACAATTTAAGAAATAATGACCAGCATATTCCGGTTGATCTGGACGCTCTTCATCACCATCACGTAAAGGCGTTTTAAGATTGGCAGGAATTTTACCTCCCCATTTTGCTGAACCAGCTTGCTTTGCTGCTTCAGTAGCAGCTTTGATTTTCTTAAGTGTTTCTTTATCAGATTTAGGGATTAATAGACAAACAGAGTACTTTGGTTCCTGACCATCCTCAATTGCATGTGGCTCGAATACGTGAACATAAGATAAACGGCATTTTCCTGTAACAACTTTAGTGTCTGTGTTTTTAGTAACTGTCATGTTTTCATTTCTCCTCTATAATTAGTTTTTTGAAACTTCTACTTCAACCGCATAAACCTTGTTAGTCATGATGTTTTTGAGAAAATTCATTTTTTCTGTTTTGTAGCCTTTAGCCGCAAGGTAATCAGAAAGGGCTTCCTCAATTTCTTTTCGCTCTAATACAACCGTTGTTTTAACTTCCAATGCTAGACCCCCTTTCTAAGTAAAGTCAGCTACAGCTGAAGCAGTAGAATTTAATTCAGGACGCTTGTCCGATTCAACGACAAGGGTTGGTTTACCAGAAGGTTTAATCACATAGCCATCCAATACTTCAGCGAATACCTTTTTACCAATTGCTTTTTCCATATTGGTGATTCCTAGAAGCGATTTCGAATAAATCACGTCTTCCCCATACCCCTCAGACATTAAGGTTTGAGCGACTGCCTCTTCATCCGAATATTTACGGGTGCTTCTACCTTCTACTAGCTTCCACCCTGGGAACTTCACTCCATGATTTTCAGCTTGTTCTAGGGCATAGCTTTGAACCTCTTTCGCCCATTTTTGTAACTCATCAGCTTGAGCTAAAATCTCGCCTATTTCCTCATGAGAAAGAAGGTTAGGCACTTGAAACTCATACTTTGCCATTTCGAGGTTATCTTCAGCCCTTTTTCGACAAGTGAATCTTGCTTTACAGAATCGACAATGGACACCTGAAACAAATTCCCCTTCCCCTGACATCGCCATATCGGCCTTAGGCTTCACGTAATCATCTGCCCAACGTAAAAGGTCATCTGCATTCATTTCATCCGTAGAAATCGAATCTAGGCGAGGCTGTACGATAGTCATACGGACCGTTTCAAATTCATAAAGCATTCCAAACTGATTAATGGCTCCAAGTGCATATAATCGCATTTGAGTATTCTCTTCAGCAGAAACAGGAACACCTTTCCCATACTTCAAATCGATAATTTCCATCACACTATCAGCAATGAGTACCACGTCTCCAGTACCAAACCCATGAGGCACCCAATGGCTGAAATCCAATCTTTGTTCCAGGAGAATAACAGCATCAGCTGATATGGCAGTAGCTTCATTGATACGTTCAATAACAAAATCTACATAAGATTGAACGTAATCGTCCATTTCTTGTGAATAAAAGGTGTTTTCTTTTTTAAACTTGTTTAATCGACGTGAAAAGGCTGTTTTACTTATCTGACCTGTATGTAACTGCAGGTAGATTTCTGAAAGTTCATGTGCTGCCGTTCCTTCTTGGGCAAATTCACTTGTTTGATCAGGAAAATCTTGTTCTAATTTTGCGCTAGGAGTACACGTCAACCATCTTTTGGACCCCGATGCAGAAAGTATGGCATGGGCACGATCAGCGTGTGCTACACTCATGCAATTGCCTCTGCGGCAGCAAGTAGTTCCGCATACTTTTCAACAGGAATGTCAGTTAATTTCTTAGCTCCAAATTCAGCGATTAATCCTTTGACCTGCAATTGCTTACCATTTTGAGATAGAGTTGCTAATACTGAACGTACAGATTCTAGAGATACAAGTGATTCACTAGATCCCTTTTCCTCTGGAGCCTTTTCTTCTTTCTGTTCTTGTTGCTTTTCTTGTTTAGGCTCTTCAGTAGGAACTTGAGCCTTTTCTTCCTTAAGCATTTCCTTCATTTCTACAACCATTGACGGGTTCGTTTGAATCACAGGTTTTTGTTCTAAAGCCGTTGCAAGAGTAAGAATTGCTTTTACCAATTCAGGCGCTTGAATGTTAACTGTAATATTCATTTGTTTCTCCTCTCATTCTCTTCTGTTTCTAAATGTGTTATATTGACTGTGAAACGTTTTACCTAGATCACCAGTTGGCGCTGGTGGTTTTTTCTTTGTCCATTTGCGATAAACATCACTCCCTTCAAAGCTACTAAACACCTAATCTGCTATCCCTGTAGCTAACCCTACGATTGTGCCGATAGTCATAATACCCATTATTATTAGAGCAGTTATGATGTACCCCATCTATTCAGCCTCCTATTCAACTACTAAGCTTTTATTCCAAAAATCGTTCGTTTTATATCGACAAAAATTAGTCAAAAAGAGAAGCTCCACTGGAGCAGAATTATTAAACTCTTAATCACTCCTTTCATTAGCTTTTTTCTTTTCAGCAATAATGCGAGGGACTGAGGTTTTTAAGAAAAACTGGAGCATATTTTTTTTGGTTTGGTCCGAGGCTTGCTTTATTTTTTTATCTTTCATGAATATCACCTGAATAACGGTCACTTTTGCTTACATCTTGGATAAAAAAAATATCATCAAATGCTAAGGACAATTCATCTACAATTTTTTTTGCTACTTTACCACTAGGATTACGTTTGTTGTTTATGATTTGGCTAAAATATGGAGATGATAAACCTACCAGGCTTGCGAATGATCTCAACGAATGCCCATTAGTTAGTAGCTTTTTACGGAAATCTTCGGGATTCTTAAATACGATTACCAACTAGTTGACCTCCTTTCGTTTTTCTGTAAGCTTTTGTTTACATTTTTTATATTATCTCACTTTGTAATCATTTGCAACCGTTTTTTTATTAAAATAAACAAAAAAGTTTTCAATTGTTATATAATTGTTTTAGTGAGGTGGAAAACAGTGAATTCTAATGAACAAATTAAAAAGGAATTTCAAGAATTTTTAAAAGCCCATAGAGAAGAAAAAGGCTATTCTGTTCGAGGCTTGGCAGAACTAACTGGTGTATCACATACATACCTTTCTCAAGTGGAAACAGGCAAAAGGGGAATACCTAAACCAGAGATATTAAAGAAGTTACACAAACCTTTAGGCGTGGAGTATCAGGAATTAATGGAGAAAGCCGGTTACATTACTCCTGAAATCGAAGATGAGACTTTAAAACTTATCGAATCTAAGACGTTAGAAGAATTAATAGAAGCGATGGCTGAATCGGTTAAAACAAGTTTTACTGACAACAACGGGGTGATTAATGAAGATATTGCCCACTACTTTATCGAATCCATTAAACAATCTGACCCAGAAATGACCCAAGAGGATATTCGTAGCGTAGTTTATGGTGAAGAGTTCTTTGAACAGCTTTTTGAAAAGATGACAATTAATGAACAAATTGAATTCCTCAATATGACTATTAAAGAATTCGACGCTCTTGGACTAACATTTGAAAAAGATGTCCTAAAAAAGAAAAAACGTAAAAATCAGGCTAAAGCTCTTCCGACCATTTCAGTTCCTATTCTCGGGTATATTGCCGCTGGGTGCCCTATACTGGCAAATGATCACATAGAGGATTGGACTGAAATCCCAAACATGTGGAACCTAAAAGATAATGAAGTGTTCATTCTTAAGGTAAAAGGCGATTCAATGATTGGTAGTAGAATTTATGAGGGCGATATGGTGGTAGTCAAAATCCAACAAGATGTAGAATCTGGTGAGATAGCAGCCGTTAACGTTAATGGTGAAGAGGCTACCTTAAAAAGAGTAAAAAAGATGGACGATGGACAAGTGGTCTTATATCCTGACAATCCAAAGTACGGTCCAATCTTTATCACCCATGAAAATGCACGCATTATTGGGAAAGTAATTCAGGTGTTATTTGAACCCAAAAAAGCTTATTAATGGGGGTTGAGGTTAGATGAAGGTTGCAATATACATTCGTGTTTCTACAGAGGAGCAAGCAAAAGAGGGCTATTCTATCTCTGCACAAAAACAAAGATTAAAAGCGTTTTGTATAGCTCAGGATTGGCAAGTGGTTGATTTATATGTAGATGAGGGGATATCTGCAAAGGATATGAATCGACCAGAATTACAAAGAATGATAACGGATATAAAAGAAGGAAAAATTGATTGTGTTCTCGTTTATCGTCTCGACCGTTTAACAAGATCCGTCCTAGATTTATATAAGATGCTTCAAACTTTTGATAAACATGATTGTAAATTCAAATCAGTTACAGAGGTATTCGAAACGACAACTGCAATGGGTAGAATGTTTATTACTATGGTTGCAGCTATGGCTCAGTGGGAACGTGAGAACCTAGGAGAACGCGTCAAAATGGGGATGGCTGAAAAGGTAAGGCAAGGAAAGTATGCAAATAATATTCGCCCTATGGGATATGACCTTGACCACTCTAAAGGAACACTTACCATTAAGGAAGATGAGGCTAAAACCATCCGATTAATTGTGGATCTCTATCTTAAAGGGTTAGGTGCAAGTCGTATCTGCCAGTATTTAAACGAACGTAACATATTAACCAAATCAGGTAATCTATGGACTGATAACCCTTTAATGAAAATATTAAAAAACCCAATCTATACTGGGACCATTCGCTGGGGAGATGAGCTCACAGAAAATGCAGTCCCTCCTATTATTGATCAAGCATCTTTTGAAATGGTACAAACAACAATAGATAATAGAAGAGGGCTATCTCCTAAACAGGTTGCTAGTACCTACATCTTCTCAGGTGTAATCAAATGCAGAAATTGTGGAAGATCAATGGTAGGCGGTGGGAGCCATCGAGTGTCAGCAAAAGGTGAGAAAAAGGTTTATCGATACTATAGGTGCCACCACTTAGCGTCGGGCATATGTACTCAATCTGGAGCCTTTTCAGAAACAAGAATTGAAAAAGCATTGGTGGAACACCTTCAACTCTTTGACTTCCCTTTCGATGAAGTGGCAGCAACAGGTGAGCATGAAATCAATGAGAAAAAAGATGAGGACCAACAGGCAGATTTGAAAAAAGAACTTGAGAAATTAGAGAGCCGGAAAAAGAAATGGCAGTATGCCTGGGCGAACGATAAACTTTCCGATGAAGACTTTGATAAAAGAATGTCTGAAGAACGAAGTTTAGAAGAGGAAATAAAGGCTCAAATCATAGAAGCTCCAGTAGAGGAAATTCCAGTAGATAAAAGTGAGCTATATGCTATTTTGAAAAACATTGGAGATAACTGGTATAAGCTTACGAAAGAAGAAAAGAAGAATTTTGTTCAGAGGTTTATTAAAGAAATGAAGGTTGTTTATGAGGATAAAAAGAGAATAGGCATTGATACCATAGACTTTTTTTAAAGTCTTTTTCTTTTATGTGTACCATTAACTATGAACCTTTATAAGTAATGGTACACATAAAAATTTTACACTGTTCTCCAAAAGGACTTAATGTGGTAAAAAGCCGTTTTTAGTCGCTTTTTCATCCCTCGCTTTTTAGGCTCTCTTATGATGACCTGAATCTTCTTAGGGCAGCTGACCACAATAGGCTTGCCTTTTACCATTTCGATGACTACTGGACGCATGTAGCATTCCTCCTTTTACCAGGAAAGGCTCGTAGTCTATTTCGACTATGAGCCAGTTTTAACTTCACTTATGAATAAAATATCATCTTCATTTCTACAGCAGGGACAGCTAGGTGATACATCGATAGGGAAGTTGAATAAACCAAAATCAAATCCGCAAAAGAAACAATGATATATGATTAGTTTTCGCATGCCATGACCTCCATTTGGTCTACTGGAGCAGGTAATTTTGTAATGAACTTTCCATAGCCGTCCTTACACTTAATTAAATTCATAGAGTGATATCGAGGAAGCTTCAACAGATCCTCTTCGGTAAATGGATATAATTCACTTTTCAACTCTTTGAAGTTCTCTTTATCACATCCACTGATTAGCATATAACTAGCATTAGCTGAGCGCAGTTCATCACGAATATGTTTAATTTGATTCAAGTAATGACAGCTAATAATAGGCTTCATCCCAAACTTAGCCATACGTGACAAACGTTGTTTTAAAAGCTGTTCTGTGTTTTGTACTTGATATAATTCATCGATGATTAAGTTTACTTTTCTTTGGTCATTCCGATCAGGAATGTTTTCACTTCTCACTTGAAGCGCTAAATAGATTTTGGTCATCCAGTAGGTTGTATACACATCGCGTTCATTATCTGTCGAGAACATGGTTTCAGGCATCTTTATGCAAATAAGCTGATTCTTTTGTACTTCTTCTACTAAGTTAATATTATTTTCAGTTCCTTTTTTCAACATTAGTTCCATATAAGGGTTATCTTTCAACCTGTTTAAACGGCTAATAATACCCTCTACTAGGTGCAATTTAGTGCCAGTAATGACACCTTTTTTGTCTTTTTCATCCAGCTCTCTAAGATACCCAATGTACTCTTCCATGTTTTCTAACTGACTGGAAGGAACTTTGCTGATATAATCAGCTCTTTTGTTGTGATTTTGTAATACGGAAAAAACTTCTTTTACGTTTCCTCCACTAAGGAAAACAGTTAGAGCTGCGCTAGTCATATAACGATTCATACGTGCGGAAAACGTGGTATCATCGGAATTGATTGAATCAACCAGAGTGATTAACTGGGTAGTCATTTTCTTTGCATTAGCGTACCGAATGAATGGATCTGCGCTTGAAGGTATTTCGTTATATCCTAAACCCTGTAACGATTTAAAATCATGACATTCAATGAATAGTCTTTTATCTGGCGGAAACAATGCAGCTACTTCATCGCTTAGCTCACAATTTTTTATGAAATCGAAAAGCACTACACACTCACCGTTTTTGATGGCATCATAAGAAAGATTACCAATAAGAGTAGACTTTCCAGCGCGTGTAGGACCAATTAACACTAAGGTTAATTGTTTATACTCTTTATCTGTAGATAGATAAGCCTGTTGTTTCATGCCTCTAAAAATGTTTTCACCAATCCTCAGTACGCCTTTTCTTAAGTCCTCTGGTACTTCGGTTTCTTGAGTTTCAACTTTTTCAATAAAGTTGTGCCTTTCTAATAACTCTCTCCCAGCTAGGGATAAAAAGTTTTGACACTCCAGGTCACTTACTTTGTTCACTTCAGCACCTAAATTATACTTAAATAAATTCAGCTTACCGCCCATTCTTTTAGGTACTAATTTGTTATCTTCACTTATCACATCAAAGCTATTTGCCAAACTGCGACTGTTATTCAGCTCACGTAATTTACTAGCACTTTCACTTAAAATTACGATTTGAGTAGGAACGATTTGATTTTTAATCTTATTTTCTGTACCTTCTTTTAATTGTTTCTGACCACCTTGAAGCCTATCGACAATCGTTTCGAGCCATGTCTCACCTTCCTTTTTCTTATCACCTGCTAGGATTTCACTCACATCTTTCACTAGACCATCGATTATTCCCACACTTAATTTGAAAAGATACGCTAACCCCATCTTATTTCTGTCAACTGGTAAGCCTTTTTTCACTTTCTCCAATGTCGTTTTATAGCTGTATTTAAAACTTTCTTGAGAAGCTGGCATAAAGTTATAAAAAATTGCCACTTTATCGCCTTCCTCTAATACATCCACGATATTTAAGTTGGATTGGAGTAGATCATTGTCTCTTCTATCCACTTTTAAACTCAAGGCATCCTCTTTTTCATACACTAATTGATACTTTGTAGCCTTTTCTCCAAACTGAGGTAAATCTGTAATCTCTTCGATTGTGATGTTCTTCCAAACATCACTGATTTTCTCCTGGATGATGCTTAGGTATTGCTTAGGAATGATGAAATAAAACTCAATTTTTTTCTTCTCAATATAAATGTAATAACCGATTTTCCCCTGGACTTGAAAATTGTATTTCGTACCGATCAAAAACTCCCTACCTAGTAATTTAATAATTTTCTTTTCCTCAGCTACAATGGACTGAAATACACTTCTATATAGAGTTGAGATAGTTCTTGCTATGAAATGAGTGGATTGATTGCGGATTGAATTGTTAGGTTTAAGCTTGAGGAAAACATATTGTGGCTTAATAACACTTACTACCTGGCTAAATTTCATCCTATATAACCTCCCAGTAAGGCTTTGATTAAGATTCGAGAAACAAACAAGATACTCACCCATCTATTCGCATTCTTAAGCTTCCAAGCGCCTAGAATAATGAAAGCTCCACCACCGATAAGGGTAAAAGCGTCAGCTAAATCAATAACAACATCTCTAAGAGCTCTTAAAAAGTCATACATCATTTCTTTAAACTCTTCCTTCATATCCTCTTTTGCGTTCTCCATGGCCAGTTCCATTCTTCCCTCAATGTCATACCAAGCTGCTTCCTTTTCTGCATCAATTTCTCCAGTAATGCTTTTTAATCTGGGAACTAAAACAGTAGGGTCTACAAACTCGCCATCTTCTTTTACTCCAAAGT